GTTCCCTGATGTAAATACTTCTCTGCAAACTCTCCATTCTTACCAAATGCGATACAGTTAATAAAGTCTGCTGCCTGTTCGCCCTCTTTCTTGAAAGTTCTGTCAACAGCTAATGTGTATCTTGCTACTGCCATACTTCCGTTTGCTGTCTGTGAATATCTAATCTCTGGCTCTCTAACAACTCTCCCACATAGGATTACACGATTCATCTAATTTTCCTCACTTTCTAATAACTCTTTATTGTCAAAAATGTTACCGATAACTACTGTTCTTTGAATATCTTCAACCGCCCAATAATACAAATCTTTTCTCCATAAGTCATTTTTTAACCATTCAATTCGCCATTCTGATTTATTCCATATAACTTTCGCTGTTCCAACTTTACATCTGACAATATCATTCTCCCAAATCAGCTTATCATTTTCATCTTTCAAGCCTGTGCATTGGCAGATTGTGGTTGAATCAACTTCAATAGAGTTCCATAATGCTTGAGTTCTAGATATCGACCTTAATCGTGTTTTATCTTCTTGCTCGGATGAAATCCAACTTCGCACTCCTTTAAAAAATGGATTTTGAATAAGGTTTCCTGTAATCCATTTTCCATTATCAAGCCTTTTTGCCTTGAATAAGTATCTATCTTCCATATTCCCTCCTATTCCACTTCTGATTGAAGCCAATCCATACAACTAGCTTCTCCTTCGTATTCTTCGCCGAATGTGTTCTTAAAAGTTATAAGAAACTCTGCTAACTCTTCATCCGACATATTCCTTATCCTGTCGGCATTGGTCTGTCTGTTATCGCATCCGCAACAAGGCTCATTTTCTCTTGAATTGCTGTTGTGCTGGCAGTTACAAGTGTGGTTAGTTTCATAATTCTGTATGCTTGCCACTTCTGTAAAAGCTGTGAGCATATCAGCAAAGTATTTCAGCATACTATCTCTGTCAATGTTGTTCTTATCTGCCATAGCACATACACTTGCTAATGTGTCAGTTACTATGCTCTGTAAATCTTCCATTTCTTTGTCTGTGAGATTGCTCTGCTTATCGCTCATTTTCTCCACCTCTCAATTCTTTCAGTTTTGCTTCAGCTTCAGATTTTGTGAGGAATACTGTTTTACCAAATTCCATTACATCAATTTGACCGGATAAAGTCTTATCATTTGATTCATAATCGCAAAACAGTATAGTTTCTCCATTTTTAAAACAATCCAAATGGAAGTCCTTAACTGTAAACTTGTCTACATCTTTTCCAAATCCTGCAAAATCAAGGAAAATTTTATCTCCCACCTTGCAAGGCAACTTGGCAAGTCTGCCCTGCTCCTCCAACTGCTTTGTATTCTTCCCATTTGTCAACTTCTTCATCAGTAAGAAGCCGTGACTTCAATATGTTGTTTGCCATATCAATGCATGGGTGCTTCTCAAGCATTTCTACCACTCTCAGTAACAAGCCATCGCAATCTCCATATACCTTGTTAAGCCGTTCCTCTAAGTGCTGATATTCTTTGGATTTTTCAAGCCATTCAGCTAACTGCTCGCAATCTTCTGCACTTTTAATACAAGCTGTATTCATAGGATTATCACTCTCAAAGAAATCCGCATGGTATCTATGCTCTCTTGCTTTTTCTTTCGCATGTTCTATAAATTCATCAGTATTCATTTCTGCTCCTTTCTGCCTTTAATCAGCCACCAAGATTAGGCATTACGCATTCCCATACATAATCATCATATTTAGTTTCTTTATCCTCTTTTAAGTTGCCGTTTTCGATAAGGATATACCTGCTAAATTCCATACCTCTTTCAAATGCTTCTATTTTTATATCCACATTGTATGCTTTGGATAATTCAATGTATGGTTCACTTTCTACATCCCAAGCTGCTTTAAATTCCACAGCAATACAGGCATTTCCATCTTTTCTTTTCCAGACATTTATGTCGTTTGGCTCAACAAAGTTTCTGCGAGTGCCTTTTATATATGCAGTCTTTTCGACATATATAGTTCCATCTTCTCGGTCTATCTCAATGGCTTCTTTGTCAAGTTCTTCTCGCATATCAAATTTTGGTTCTCTAATGATAACTGTTTTCCAAACTTGAAGATTGTCAGCTAGAAGATTAAATACATCTTCCTGCTTTCCTCTGATTTTTAACATTCCCTCGCACCAGTTTGGCATATCAATTCTCCTTTCTAAAACGGACACTCACTAGGATTTTTCAAATCCCAACTTTTCCCAGCTTCCGCAACGTCCACATTCGCCCCATAAGCAACTTTTTTCATCTTCTCGATAAAACTATCTCTATCAGCATTTTCACTTGACAGATGGCACATTATAACGTTCTGCAAGCTGTCTGAATCGTTAGCCTTGACAAAATCGCAAGCGGTATCAATGCTTAGATGACCTCTGAAAACATGATTGGCTTTAGGGTTGTCAGTATCGACTGAATCCTTGTCATAGTTCACGCCTAAGAGAATGTGGTTTATGTCTTTAAACTTCCATTTGATTAATTCACAATCGGTTATGTAAAGCATCTTCCCCATTTCGGGGTGAGTAATCAGAAAGCCGAATATCGGACAAGGTTCGCCATTTGCGTCTGTGTGTGTCCACCTGCCATCTACTGTAGTTAGGTCAAACGATTGTATTCTGAAAGCACCGCTACCGATTGTCATAGGCTTTTGGCTTATATATGGTGCATAAATCGGTATTCCCATAGATTTAAAATCTTTTAATGACTTGCTGTGGTCAAGGTGCTTATGGGTGCATAACACACCCATAATACCTTTAATGTTCCAATCTAAGCCTTTTTTAATCTCCTTAATCGGTATTCCACAATCAAGGATAAGTGTTTCTCCACTGTTGGAAGTTAGCAGATAGCAATTTCCGGCTGATGATGAGCCTAAACATTTTAATCTCATACTCACACCTCGATTTCATCATCCTGTGGGAACTGAAAGTATTCTGTTGTGGCTTTCTGAAATTGTTTCTCGCTCAAAATACTCCGTATTTCTTCAAAATACTTTGAACTGGCTGTGCAATGATAAAACACATTATTTTCATACACTTTTCTAAGCATTTCCATAGCCTTAAGTGCCTTTGCGTTGGTTGAGTATTCAGCAATTTTTACACTTGGTGCGTATGAGTTTTGGCAATATATACGTGCTACTTTTGCATCATATTTAGCACCAATAACAAATAATTGATAATCATTATATGGAACATCTAATGCTCCGTCCTGCGAAATTATTCTCATACTCAATCTCCTATTCTGCCTGCATAAATGGCGGTAATGTGTTATCTTCTGCCTGTTCTTCGGTTACTTCCGTGGCTGTGCCCTCGATAATGTCGCTTTCTTCAAAATCAACGCTGTTTGCGTTTTCTTTAATCTCATCAGCAACAACCTTTTCTGTATCAAGTTTCACATCTGATATATTCTGAAATTCTTCCTGCGCATATAACCCTTGAAATCTGTCCGGGAAAGCTTCTCTCAAAGCCTGTACAACAGCTACTTTTCTAATCATTGTAGCTGGTTTTTTCGCCCATTGACTATTGAGCGAGCCGTCTTTTTTTCTTCCTGCATACTCATCAAAGCCTACTGACTGATACTCGTCCTCTTTTCCGTCGATAAAGATTTTCGCCCAGCCGCCTACGATAGTTTCGTTAGGTAAAACCATTGTTCCCTCTCGTTCTTCAACTGTTCCGTCCTTTTTAATTACAACGATTCCTGCTTTCTTTCCCTTATATCGTGGGTCTGCATTGGCTCTCTTTGTGAAAACATCTTTTCCGGTAACTATTGTGGCTGGGTCGTTACTTCCGTACTTAATAAGGTATGCTTCTCTCAAAAACGGATTTAAGTGCTGGTATCTGCATAATGACATAAACATCATTACTTCTCCGTCAGATACATTACCGCCGCCATTTACAAGATATCTTCTTATCATTGTTGGAGAAATTTTTACCATTTCTCCATTTGATTCATATTCAACTAACTGTGTATTCTCTGCCATAATTACTTTCCTACCTTTCTCCACTTAAAATCTGACCGACAATCTGTCTTAATTCGTTGCTAACCCTGCTTACAGTCCAAAAATCCGTAGTATCAAATGCGTGAGCACAATCAAATCAAATGTACCACTTGTTTTTATCATCAATTTCAAGCGGACTAGGTGCTTCTTTGTTTGCATATGTAATGCCGCCGTGGCAATTTATACTTGCTGTATTGATAGGCAACCTTTTGGAAACCTGCACATATCCACATCTGTAACAGTTGTCGCCCATATGCCGCATTATCACATAACAGTTAAAGCCATTGAAATTGAATGAGCGTTCTAATATAGAAGTCATATTATCCCTCCACAATCTCTAATTTCTCACTATCATTAACAATCAGCATAATCAACTGGCTATCTACCATTTCAGCAACTTTTTTCTGATTATCTTCATCTAAACTCTCACTATCGTCTAAAATAATAGGCACTGATATGCCACTAATTTTCTGAATAGAATTACAAATATCAACTCTGCCTAAAATCCTGTTACCCTTGTTAGACATAGTTGTTAAAATGCTCTTTCCGTCAACAGTAGGTATGCAGCAACTTTTGTAATTGCCATTCTTAGCATATTCAAATAACTGCCACTTAACTAACCCAAAGTGGCTGTTTACCGCTTCTGTCAAGGCTTCATTCTTTGCCTTATCCAGTTCGTCAAGTAAATCAAGGATTTTCTCGGCATTAGCCTTATTCTGTTCAGAATCAACCCTTGTCTGCTTTAATTCTTCAAGTCGCTGTTCGTCTGCTGCCGTATCAGACTTTGCAATCTGGCTTTCACATTCTGCTAACTGCTGCCTTAAAGCTGTTTCCTGTGACTTTAATTCTGCCTTAACTGCTGAAATATCATTAGCCTTGTGCATAGCCTCTTCTTTTTCGGCAATCTGCTGTTCAAGTGCTTTGTATTCTTCTGTAGCTGATACATCAATTTCCTGTTGAAGTTCTGATAACTGCTTTTCAAGGTCTGCAACTTCTTCTTCCAACTTCTGCTGATTAGCAATATTTTCTTCGTTACATTTTTCCAGCCTTGGTATCATATCTCTTGCATTATCAACATCCGCCTTAACTTCTAATCCGTCTTTTTCAACCTTTGCCAGCCTGTCAGCCTTTGTCTTTTCAAATGAACTTCTAAGGCTTTCAATTTCTTCTGCTGGCAGTTCTCTGCGGCAAGTAGGGCAAATTGCTGTATTGCCATTGAATTTTTCTTCTTTAATCTTCTTCCAAACATCAGCAAGCCTGTTTCTTTCTCTCGTTCCGCTTTCAATGTCATTCTGATAACCAGATATTTCAGAATTGTTCTTCTGAATAGTATTAGCTATATTAATAAGATAATCTTTCTTTTCAGAAATCCTGTTCTCAATGTCTCTCCTAGCCTTAACATTGTCCTCATTAGCTTTGCGTGACATATCGTTAAGCTCAAACTTAAGATTAAGAATATCCGAACTAGCCTTGTCATATTCAGTCATCAGCTTATCATTGTTGGTCTGCTTTGCCACACAATCAGCAATCTGTTCTTTAAGGCTGTTCTTCTGTAATTCAAGGTCAGATACTTCAATAGTATGTTTAAGCTGTATATCTCTTTCCTTTTCTTTAATCTGTCCGTCAAGAATAGGCAAATCCTTTGTGATTTTGGTCTTTGTAGCCTTATTCATAGCGGATAATTCTTCAACTGTATACTTATTAAGCAAAGGAACTAACTCGGCTAATTCGGCTTTCTGTGAAGCAATATCAAGGTCTGTAACATCTCCCACAAGACCGAATAAGTATTCTCTCATTTCTGCCGGCTTCTGATTAAGAAAAGCATTTACATTACTACACATCTTGAATGCATTCATATCAGCATCAAGGTATGTGTTGAAATCCTTTAAAGTCTTAGGCACATCATTGATAAAGTACTTGTTATCGTCCTTATAACTGCTGCCATCTTTGCTGTAAGTACGCTTCTGCACTTTCTTCATAGTTATTTCTTTTCCGTCAACATCAAGTGTAAGTTCAACACTTGTATCCATATCATCAACGGACTTTCCGTCAACCTCTCGTCTGACAACCGGATTATCCTTTAATTCATAATCACAGTTAAACAAGCACCACAGATAAGCTGTGGCAATAGTTGACTTGCCCTTGCCATTCTTAGTCATAATCTTTGTAATGGCATAAAAATCAAACTCTGCGTGTGCGTAGCACATAAAGTTTTCAAGAACTACCTTTTTTAAAATCGCTCTTTCCATAAACATATCCTTTCTTTATTTATATATTCATAATGAATACATCATCTTCTATTGAGAAGTTATCAACTGTCTTATCTGCCAGATAATGCCGTCTGTCAAGTTCATCAAACGTGCCATCAAATATAACACCTTGAACTGGATGCCATACTTGACAACGCTTTTCATTATCTGCTGCCATAGCAGCTAATTCCGAAACTGTAATATCACTATTCATCAGCATTCTCCTTTTCCTCTACAATCTCAACTCTGCCTACTGATACCTCATAAGCTACTCTGTTTTCGATTTTGTCTTCACTTATCTTCTTTGTATAAGGTCTTGACTGAAACCTACCTGTCATTTCTATATGTGTTCCTACTGGCAAGTGACCGACAAACTTAGCTGTTCTGCCCCAAGTTATGCAAGGTATATAGTCTGACTTGCCATATGCTCTGTTAACAGCTATGAGAACATTTGTTATTTCTCTTCCAAGTGGTGTTACCCTGTATATAGGTTCTTTGCAAATAAAACCTCTAAGAACTACATCATTATTAAAAGGTAGTTCTTCCTCGTTTTCATATATTTCTATAATTTCAGTAAAGATTGCTAATATCAGCTTGCTTTTTTCACCTATATGCTCATTGTAGCTTCTTATTCTTCCTGTAATCATTACGCAAGCACCTGCTTTTAATTCGTTCATATCTACAATTCTTTCAGATATAAGGACAGGAAGTGTATCTACTGCTCCGCTAACCCTGTCAATAGAAATCATCATCTTAAAGAATTTTTCTCCAAAAACTTCGTGATTGAAAACTGGTTCTTCTGCAACTAACCCAAAAACTGTAATATTATTATTTCTCTCTTTCATCTTTAGTTCTCCTCTCTCTTTTCTACAAATCCAACAACTTTACCGCCGTCAATAACTGTATACATATCTTTTTTCTCGTACATATCAATGCAATCCTGTACTGTTATTACTTTCTCGTTTACCTGTTTCATATTGTTCAATCCTTTCTTTTCTCTTTGCCCTTGCCATTGTCAGAACGATACAAGCCAGTTCTAAAAACATCCCGAATATCGTTCCTAGCATAAATCCCTGTATCATAGCTTATATCTCTCTTTCATTATTGTAGGCAGTTCGTAGCAGTCGATAAAATCGTGAGTGTCTGCTATGTACTTCTTTTTAAGCTCACTCAAACCACACCCGTATTCGTGCTTTAACTGCCCTAAAATATCTCTTACAACCATGCTTCTTAACGGCTCACAATGTTTATTTCTTCCTAAGAGGTAACTTGTTCTTCTGCCAATGTGTGCCAGGATTTCAAGTTTTTCCACCTCATTAATCTGCTCTCTTTCGCCTTTTCAGAAATAATAAATATCAATCTGCTAAAACTCCTTTCTAATTAATAAGCTGAAATACCATTGACACAACAAATAATATTGCTGATAAAATCCATAAATATTCAGCTATCCTGCTGTCTCTCTTTGCTTTCTTGTATGCTGCAATAGAGACTTCTAAATTGTTTCTTTCTGCTATCAATTCCTCTACTGATATGCTATACTGTGGTGTTGCCTGCACTTCTTTTTCCATAAACACATTCCTTTCTTAAAACGCTGACTTGCCAACTTCCTGTGTGTAATCCGTTCCGTAACCTGAAGCACTTCTAAACGCTTCAATCACTGGGGAAATGGCGGTAAGTACTTTGATTGATAGCTCAATGTTAGTTTCTTCAAGGCGCTTATCGCCGCTTTTAATATTTCTGTAATCATCCACAATATCCATAGCGATATGCTGTGCAAATTCATCAATGCTTATAAAACGAGAAGCTTCTTTCTCGGCAATTACGCTTTTTCCGTTTTTGTCTGTTATTGTGTATCTTTGTCTTTTCAACTCTTACTCCTTTCCTTAAAAACTCATACTCATCTGTGCGTTAGCTTCTTTTACCTGTTCAGCAAGGACCATAGGCAACGCATAATCATCTATAAACTTGTGTACATTATCAATGTACTTTCTTCTTATGCTCTTATATGTTGTTACGCAACCAAACTCACGTTTTAACTGCTTATATATGTCAGAATATACCGAACTGCGAATACTGCCGTTCTTATAAGCTTCGCTATCCTTGCCACCAAGTACAATTACGCCTTTTCTATTAACATGCTGTTTGACCTCATCAATCTCACAGCCGTAAAGAGGTGTGTTATCCTTAAGCTCTGTCATATCTTCTTTGATAGAGTTAACAGCCTGTTCAAGTTCTGTATAACCCTGTGCTAAAAGCTGTATCTGACCGCCTGTTGTCTTTGGCATACTATAACTGCCTGTCTTTCTGATTGATGGAAGAACCTCGTCCATTACCCAACTTTCAAATTTCTCTGCACTAGGTAATTTTGATTTCATAATAAGTCGGTACAAATCGCCCTCGTTTATGTATGACATCTGCTGAACACCACTAGATGTAGGGGTGTCACGTTTCGTTACTCCCTTGCAATGGTCACTTATTGCCTTGCGTGGGTTTACGTAGCCAAGTGCTGTTGCTACGTCTGTAGCTACAAAATATGGTTTTCCATCAATTTCTATTGTTCTGATTTCTCCGAACTCTTCATTACTAAAAATCTGTAATTCCATAAACTTCCTTTCTAAATAATTTGTGGTATAATCCTCTTATTCTATTAAGAAAAGAGGTGAAAATATGGATAATCATTACTCTGAAACATTTAGTACATACGACACTGTAAACTGTGGTACATATGTATGTATGCAGTGTGGTAACGAAAACGACAACGGAATTGTTTCTATAAAACATCGTGGTGAAACATTACCGGAGTGTGATGAGTGTGGATATACTACATGGATTAAAATAATGTAGGGTTTTTAAACACTCTTTTTTCCTCTGCGAGTGTTTGGTTCGTAACCGCCAAGTTATCATCAACCAAATGCTCAATGAGGAAAGTTCTTTTTATAACTCTTGTTCCGTTTTCGCAAACCTGTGAAATATGCAAATACATCTTCCCATTTTTTTGAAATGGAATAACAAATGTACTCTGTAAAAATTTCCATTTCACAAAATGCTTATTCAAAAATATGCTTACACATTTTTTGATTTTACTCATTCTTACTCCTTTCTTTCTGTCTTTTCGCTCTCTCTTACCATTGCCATTCCCTCAGCGACACCAAGAATGTAATTTTTCTTGCTATCATCAAGTTTTGGTATTGTATCGGATAACTTCTTGATGATTTCCTTTTCCTTTTCACTCATTCAATTCACTTCCTTTCTGTGATATAATGTGTTAAAAAAAAACAAAGGAGTACTACTATGCAATATGTTCCAAATTATCCAAACTTAGATGATATGCTTGTTAAACCAGTAATTCCGAATGTAGAAATGCCTAAATATGAAAAAGGCAAATCGCCATATGAATTGATGGAAAGCCAATCAGAATATTTAAAAAATACTGTTCCTGTTTTAGAAAAATTGGCTCAATCAGCACAAGATACTGCTAAATCTGCTCAATCATTAGCAGATACTGCTAATAAAAATGCTGCTTCTTCTAGTAAATACTCAAAAATTTCACTTGCGATTTCAATTATTGCAATAATAATCAGTTTATCTGATTTAATAATCAAAATAGTAAGTCAATTATCGTAAGTGAAATATTCAATATTGCAATAACAACAGCGATTATTGATGTTATTAATGCTATGTCACAAAGTCTTAACTTTTTCATTCTTTGTTTTCACTTCCTTTCTGTTGACCTTGTAAACATAGTATAGTCCCCTAGAAACATCTTGTCAATAGTTTTTTGTTGACTTAGGGACTTTTTTGTTGTATAGTAATGATGAAAGGAGGTTTGAAGATGAATGAAAGGATAAAGAGCCTAAGAAAGTCTTTAAGTATGACACAAGAAGAATTCTCTAAGCGAATCGGTTTGTCGAGAAATTTTATTGCCCAAGTGGAAATCGGAACAAAAACTCCATCAGACAGAACTATTTCTGATATTTGCAGAGAATTTAATGTCAATGAAGAATGGCTGCGAACTGGCAATGGGAAAATGCTCAAATCGAGAACAAGAGAACAAGAGATTGGTGCTTTTGTTAATGAAGTTATGGAATTAAACGATAACAGCTTTGAAAAGAAGCTTGTTAGTGCATTGGCAAGGCTTGAACCTAAAGATTGGGAATGCTTGGAAAGTATCGCAAAGAAATTGCTAGACGAAAAGTAAGAAAGAGAGGGTTTACGCCCTCTCTTTTGTCATATTACATATAAACTTAAATATTTGTTCTAATATCCAGTTATCTTCTATTTTATTAATCATTTTTGTTATCTTTTGCCTGTATTCCTCATTACTCATAAACCTGCACTCCCCTCTCTTGCCCTTGCACGTTTGATAGCGATACGATTATTATAGAACACGCGTTCTATCGTGTCAAGTGTAGCGGCGATATCGCCAACGCCAATCAAACAATATCGCCTGCCAGAACTTGAAAATGTTTAAGGGTCTTTTCTCAAAGACAAGTTCATTATACATTTATCTTTAGTATATTTCAAATACTTTCGGTCGTGTTGTTTTGACCTTATTCGACAACTAACTGGAACTTGTCGATAGCATTACCCATAACACCTGCATATCCGTCCATTCCGTTAGATGTTTCATCATCTATCTGCTCTGGATAGAAGTTGCGGTTGTTGAATACAGATACCATATACTTAGCATACTTCCAAGGCTCACCCTCTGGTGTATAGTAGATGATTTCTACGGCATCTATCGGTGTTTTCTGGTCGCCTGCAAAGCCGTTGTTGAAATCATTATAATTGAAATCTGTAACATAAGGAAGCCAATCACCGCCCTTTAAGTGAACTCTGTACTTAACTGAACCTCTGCTAACCTTGATAATAAGTGCTGTGATAGCTTTATTGTCGCCTGCACCAGCCCAATCTTCTCTGTCCTCTACTTCACCCCACCACCTATCTGTATAAGCGGCATATGTAGCATATACGTGTTCATCTGTGTTATCCTCTGTATTGTCTTCTTCGCTGTTATCTTCTGTATTATCTTCATCATTATGAAAGCCATAAAATTCTGATAAGTCGCAAACTCCGTCTACACCGTCAATTCTTGCGCTAGAAGTATACTGCCACCCCGCAAGATAATGGTCGATACTGGGTGTCTTATCTGCATTAACATCATCATTTAACTGCATTTCATCATAGCCTAAGTAATAACGTGCTATCCAGAACGGACAATCTAAGTCGCTAGGGTTTGTATAAGGTTTGATGTAGCTACCATAGAATGATAAGCCAGTATATACACCGAAGTCATAACCTGCACTCTCGATAACCTCTTTGTAAGCCTTGATAATGTCGATAAGTTCTGAACCTAAGTTCCGCATACATTCATCTTCAACATCCATCCAGACAGTTACCTTACGTCCGTCAAGCACCTCTAATACTCTTTTAGCCGCCGCAATAGCTTCTTCTACTGTCGGTGTGTATACATAGTTATATACACCGCAGATATGTACACCTGCTAACTGACAGCCTTTCCAGTTGTTTTCAAACTGCTTATCTGGGTCAAAATCACGTCTGATAACCTTAAGGATAGCGTGAGTAAGTCCTGCCGCCTTAACTCTGTTCCAGTCAACTGCACCATTCCACGCTGAAAAATCTCCACACTTAATCATACTAAAATACCTCACTTTCTGTTGTTCCTGTTATATTTACTGTATCTGAACTAACTGTGTTATCTTCTGTGCTGTATGTTGCCCTGTAAGTGTTTTTAACGCCATCAAGAAAGCTCTTAAGCTCGCTGTCTAGTGCTATATCATTTGCTAAGTATGCCGCAAAATCATTGAAGCTGGCTGACATACTAACTGTGCCACTTTCGCTTATTGTGGCTGACAGATAAGCTACCTGCTTAAGTGTTCCGTCTGAATTTTGAACAGATAATGTTCCGTTCTTCTGAATTGATGAGTTGATGTCTAACATTGTGTTTTACCTCCTAATTTGTATTAAAAAAGGACACCCGAAGATGTCCTTAATTACTTAATTGCTTTTCCAATTTTTTAATACGCATATTTTGTGATTGTACAGTCGCAACTAAATCCGCTATTAATTCATCATAGCGTAATGCGTATCTTGCTGTTAGTTCTTTAGTTATATTTCCTTTTTCATCAGAAACTTGTATTTCGTAATTATCATCATTAATCTTTTTATCTATAAATACCCCCCAGTCACTGTTGCCCATCTTTTCCTTAACTTCCTGTGCAATAAAGCCGTGATGTAATCGATTGGAAGTACCGTCTTTCATTCTAAATTCGCTTGGAATTAAGCTATATATGAAATCGGCAGTCCGTTCTATTTCTAATGCCTTAATATCTTTTTTTACATTTCTGTCAGAGTCCGAAGCTATTGTACCAATAAAGCCACCTTCGGCAGTAATAGTGTATTTTGCAACCATAGAACCCATTAAAGAAACTTCTGTCTGTGAGTAAAAATTTTTAGAAGTATCATTATTATAAATTCTAACATTTGTTGCAGCTTGCGTATCCGAATTAGGATTGTTGCAATAAAAGTTTGCAATTTGAGGATTACCATCACCGCCTACATTAAGACCTTTAATTGCAAATAGATTACCATAAACACTCAAATCTTGAGTTAGCATATTGCCATTGCCGTAAACAGTCCACAGAGGAGAGAGTTTTTGCGGATTATTCCCTGCTTGAATTCCTTTTTGAATAGAATATATCCAAGTACTATCGCCGGAATTTTGCTGATAAGGTGATATCCATACACGTCTTAAGTATCCATCATTTGCCAAAGTGTCCGCTTGCAAATATCCCTCGATGTTCCAATCTCCAATTTTTCCGCTTGTTAAATATCCAGTTCCAGATATAATAGCGTTGCTTGCATACATTAATCCGTCAGCTCGTACATACCATTTTTCTTTCCAGTTTTCTGATATTGAACTTCCTTCATTTGTTAATGTAGCGAATACCCAATCCGTTCCTTTTGATGGAGTTGTCATTCCTGCCCAATACTTGCTATCTGGCGTAGTAGAATTAATAGAATTATTAGCTATATTCCACTGCGCAATCTTCCCATAATTCGCAATTATATTATTACTTGTTACTGTTCCGTCAGCGGTAATGCTAGTGTTCGTGCTACTTAATGTAAATCTATTACCGCTTAAGTTAAGACCACCCCTTGCAGTAATATTGATAGTATCTGCAATAGCTTCTATAGCGCTCTTAAGTTCGCCTGTTTTAGGGTCTTTTTTGATGTATAAATCAAGACTTGTTTTGGTTGCATAACTTTTTAAATCGCTCGACTTAGCGTAAGTTCCACTAAGTGCCAAACTAATACTTGAGCCATTATCATTAATCTCTTGTGTAATCTTGTTAATCATAGTAGTTGTTGTACTATAATTATCTGTCAGATTTTTCTTTGTCTGCGTTAATTCTGTTGATATGCTATCAAGATTAATCTTAAGGCTAGCGTTCTGATTAAGCATATAAGCTAATTGTGTGTTAGATACCTCTTTCCAGCTCCAATTTCCTTTATCATCTTTAACCCAACGCCAAGTTTTTTGAGCTGTTTCGTTGTATGCTATTGCTCCGTGATGTTTAGCATATTCATCATTGCTGTAAGTCCAAGTAAGATTATCATCTGGAAATAAATCGTCTGATGGATAAATAGGTATAAACCAGTCAACGGCTGGATAATTATCTTTTGTAGGTGTTGCTGTTACTGTATACACCATAAAATTATCATTCGTTTGCTGGTATAAGTCAGATAACGTAATTTCGTAGCTATCTAACTTCTGATTAACAGTAGAAAACTTAGTCTGAATGCTTTCAGTATCAACATTGCTAGTCCACCACAGTTTGTTAGTGATAAAATCACTAGCAACTTTCATCATACCGCCCCATTGCGTGTAATCCTTGTCAGCGCCAGTCTTGATAGCTTGCATAATAACATTAAGTGTCTGTCCCTCGTTGTCCAGATAAATTTTATTGCTCTTAAGTGTATGTGTGTTATCGTTATTGATAACATTGAATAGCGTTTCAATATCTAACTTGCTTGCATTGATATTAGCATTATCTTGAACAACATCATCACGAACAACTTTTCTTGTAACGCCTTTTTCAGTAAGTCCTAAGGCATCAAACATAAGATTTCCAGCCTTATCCCAGACATACATATTGTAGTCTGAATTAGCGTCTTTACCTATTTGAACTCTTATTCTGTCAGTATCTTTGATGATAATTGTATTGTCTTGCCAATAAGACATTCCATTTTCGCTATGAACTTTAAATTTAGTAGTGTTAAGGTCCAGTGCTGTAATCTTGCTCGCAGCTATGCTGTCAATCATAGCATCCTTAATCTGTGCATTACCAATAACACTTACAACTGCATTAGCGAATTCTGTTGTTAAGCTCTTGCCTGTCGCCGAACCAAACATTAAGGTCTTAATGTCTGCTACATCTGCGTTTAACACACCTACATGTGCATAATCTGCTTGTAACTTAGCAATATTAGCTTCATTAATCGTTGCCTTATTTGCTGTTAAAGTAACAATAGTTGCTGTGACAGCTTCAATCTTATTAGCTTTTAATTGGTCGATATACGCTTGATGTGCTTTTAAATTCTCAACATTAGCATTAGTTATATTAGCATTTTTAATAACTGCCTTGTTGATTAAGACCAAATCGGCGTAGTATCGTTCCATTTGCTTGGTTATCGGTCCACTAGCAATGTTGCTGTTTTCTGTGTCAGATTGTCCGATAGATGTAGCTGTACTCATTAAGCCGCCGTCACATTCGTGTATAATCTGCATAATAGGTACTTTGTAATCAATGCCGCCCTTATTAACAGTTATAATGTCACCTACCTCTAATCGCCAATCGCCTAAAAACTTAACTGTAAGTGGTCTAAACTGAAAGCCGCCTATCTTTTTGTAAACTTCATCAAGGATTGCTTGTGTCATAAATGGGTTAGCAAAGCTAAGTCCTGTCGTTCCGTCACCAGCAGTTATCTCACTTGTTTTGCTATCACCAGACTTTGTATTGTTGCAAGTCAGTTTTTTAATTGTAAAATCCTTGCTAGTGGTAAAAGTAACCCCTTGCTGATAGTATTGATGTCCGTCAAGCACGTAGCCGCTATCCTTGTACCATTTAATTTCAAGGTTTCCGTCAGAATTAATAGCCGCATTGCCACCTTGTAACGTAGCCATATATCCAATCATTTCACGCATTGTATAGCCTTGTGGCTTTTCTGGAATTGTATGTGGGGTTGTTATGCTAGTTGCTAACTGTATGCCTAACTTTGTACAGATTTCCTCTAAAATAGCCTTATCCGTACTAGGATAAGTTAATTCAGAAAAATAGCCTTTTTCAGCTTTGTACATCTTGTCATAAGCTGTGTACTTGGTGTATTCACCATTGCTTTCTTCTTTAGTTACAGTAAATATGCCTATCTGCACATACTCAATTCCATTATTACCCTTAACGCCCTCAAAAATAGTTATGTCTTTATTTTCAAGTGTAATTTGTGGCTGAAAAATAGAAAAGGTAACACTGCTACTGCAAGTGTTACCTATCGAAATGCTATTATTCGGATTAATTATATTACTGTACTTAAACTCATTAAGTGTCTGATTGTATTCTTTTCCGTCAACTAAATATTTACTGTAATATCTTGCATACAGTAAGTTGAAGTTCGCACCCCAATTTATATTTTTCATTAGGTTGCTCCTTTCTGCTGATTAATCGTTAATCATAAAGCTAAGTGCAATAATCTGTGCTGGCTCAATAGCTTCACAGCTATCAAATGCACTTATGTTAACTTTCGTGTATTCAAGCACTTCTATTTCCTGTTCTCCTAGTTCGTCAAGCTCTGATTTTGTTTTATTGCTATCCCCTTTATTTTCTTTGCGTATCTTTTCTATCGTTTCTACAACTGCTTTAAAGTGCGGTTCTAATGCCTTAATGTTAGACATAATGGTAATTGCTAGCTTACCACTCATTTTAAGCTGTGCTACGTTTCTTAATGCTTCATAATGTGCTAAGACTTCATTTCCTGTTATTTTCATAGTTAATCTCCTTATTTCTGAATTAAACTTAGTTTTGCGCCTACAATTAATCCATCCTCATTCTTTGCCCTTGTGAGATACGGATATGTCACATCTCCTGTGTAGATTGTCATTTCTTTTTGTTGACCGCCTAAAAATAGGACTTGTGCTGTTGGAAATGGGTTATTTTCATCACTAATCACATTATCAAGCAACAACGCCTGTTCACCTGTTAATGGCGGTAATTGAAGCTCTACTTTGTCTTTAATAGCTACGATTGTGCCTACCATTTCTCCGTAGTCATTTCTTCCTGTGTTTTTAGACCATATCTTGTTTCTGCTGTATGTGTAGCCATTATATGCTACTGGGAATGTCACTCCCTCGATAATTACAGCACTTATCATTCAATCGCCCCTTTCTGCCTAAAAAATAGGTAACAAAAAAGGGAGCGTACCTTTTCTGATACGTTCCCTTAGTTTTATATATTTATATTTTTAAGTTGCCCCTACTGCTAACATTTTATTTCAATACTTATTTTGAATTTTTATTCATTAAGTTAATTAAACAACATTAATAGCACTTGGAGAAAACTCAGTACAACCATAATTAATAGCTACAATTAAATTGCCCTCCAATTTGTCCAATTACCCCCTCCTTCAACATAAGGTGCATTTCTTATTGCAATTTTATTTGAACCGAAACCAAAAGCAATCTGTATACCATAACGAGGTTTTTGATTAACTATATTAGAAAAACCAATTAACAAAAATGAATTACCACCTATTAATGAGGCAGATGTTGGTAATGTTCCTTGCAAAGTATTTGTTTGACATCGTAATATATAGCCTTTGTCATTATTGATTGTGTCTATATTTAATGTTTTTGCTGTAGTTGCGCCATAAAGGCTATTAAGTTCAACTTGACCTATATTGTTGTTTAACAAAGCAACATCCGCATTAAGCCGTCCTGTATCGCCTGTATAAGATACAAAATCATCATGCGTTGCGTTAAGATTTGTAGTTATCATTGGTTTTTTATTAAGATTATTTGCTGTAGTACCTTGTGCAAAATGCATATGTATTTGCAATATTGGTTTATCTGCATCAACTTCAAAAATATCGCCATCGTGTAGAGTTTTAACCCATGCATTGTTAGATGTTCGTTGGTATCCGAGTGCATCGAGCAGTTTGTATTTTCCATACTTTAACTTTATAGTGCTAAATGTAAATTCTGTTTCTGCTGTTGCAGTACCAATGAACGTGTACGTACCATCATTGTTATTTGTGCAAGTTACTCCATTTTTGGTAGTTGTTTGCAATGTTGGTTTTAATAAATTAGTGCAAATATTATTAGTTATATTGTTGTTGTTTAGCTCACTTATCATATTGTTATTATTCTTAATGCCATCTTCCATATGATTAAGTCTATCTGGACTTAATGGAGTACCGCCACTAGTGCCAGCTTTCCACGCTTGCTTTATGTATTGTATAAAATTCATAGTAAAACCTCACTTTCTAAGCACACAAAAAGGACACCTCACAATTAAGTGAAATGTCCTTGTCATTTTGCTATTTATTTGTTATTATTGACGTGAGCAACTTATATGTACTCATATGTGCTAATCAGAACAGGTCTACCCAACTTGTTCTGATTTTTTTATTCTACTTTTAATGTCAGCTTCATAAGTTTCTTACTTGAACCCCAAGGTGTTACTTCTAAATCAATATCACTCTTATCTTCTAGTATGTATATCCTTGCAACTGTAATGTTCGCACCTGTCTGCAACTCTCTTGCCGCATTGTTATATTCATCAACATCAAAACTAGCTAATGGATAGTCAAGTTCCTTGCCATTCTGAAAGCAAGTAACATTGTAGTTGTAAACAAATGCCTCGTTATCTTTTGAATTATTTGCAAAGTCAAAATAGACAACAACAACCTCTCTATTATTGCTATCCGTAATTATTTCGTGTTTAAGGTACTTAAGTGTTGTATCATCATATCTTGCCGTGTCTGTATCTTGCTGTGTTGTGCTAACTTGTTTCGTGGCATTGGCATTGTTACTGCTGTTACCACTTCCGTTGCTAAAAGCAACTATTAGAAATAGCACAAACGATACTATTGCAAAGTAAGAGCCTAAATGTCTTTGCGACTTATCGCCTTTGCTTTTTATTAAGTCCACAATAGCCAATATAAAACCTATTGGAATTGTGAATATAAATAGTGCTGTTACTGCCGCCGCTATGCTTAGCTTACTATCTTTTTTCTTTACTTTCTTTTCTTTGTTCATATCGTGTTACCCCTTTGCTTTTATTGTTCTATTTTACAATCATTAAGTATTAAAAATTGACCTTTTTTAACTGTGCAATATGTCTGATTATCAAAATTATCATTACTTACAACGTGACTTTGCCTTAAATCATCATAGATACAATAATATCCTCTTGATGATGTGGCTATCAGTTTATATTCTCCTGGTTCTATGTCAATTCCAACCTCTAACATACAATTATCAAGAGTAGTTTTAGTTGTATAATACTGTCTAAATTCCAAAAGAGGTATCGCATTGCACTTGTTTAGCTCAAGATATTCTCCGTCTTCTACGCTTATCAACATATTGCCTTTGAAATTTTCATTAAACTTTATTTTGGCTTTATTACTGTCTGCATATACGCCAAAATAAGCTGAACCTCTGCTTGTTAATGACTGCAAATAGTAATCGCCATTTGGAATATCTTTACCTACTTTGTAAGTGCCTGCCTTATATTTTGTCAGTTTATCATATGTATCTTGTGTTGTCTTTTGTATTGTAGCCGCTGTGGTTTTTTCAGTAGCTTTTTGTGTTGTAGTTGCAGGCTGTGTATTTGCTATTGTTTTATTATCGCTTTCAGCTATATTATTAATAATAAATAATGCTGTAACAAATACTATTCCTGCCAATACTGCAATCGCTATCTCCTGTAGCTTCTTTTTGTTATCTTTTTTATCCATTGCAATACACCCCTTTGCTTTTATAGTGCTTAAAGTGTATCACAATGGATTAGATTATTCAATTAAATGTTAAACGCTGGCTGTCCTGTCATTGCCGTATAACTGTTAGCTTTATCTTGTACCATTGTAAATAAATTTTCTGCATCGCCTTGTAGCGTTACATTGATATTATTGCTACTTTCTGCCATAGCCGCCCTAACAGCATTGTAAACTGCCGGATAAACTGCATTAGCAATACCTGTTGTAATTTCCTGTTGATTGGCTACTGCTGTTCTTCCGTCCATAGTACCAACCATTTCGGGTGCAACTTCATTAGCAACGAACAACTGTCCTTTGTTTGGGAAGCCACCATTAGCATAAAAATCAACATTAATATGAGGCACTTCTGGAGGCATAAGATTAAATTCGCCCTCAATGCTAAAATGTGGCATTTTAATATGAGGAAATCTAAGCGATAAGTCGCCCCACCAGTCTTTTAAATCATACCACAAGTCACGTATATAGCTAAAGAAATCTTCTATCGCAACTGATATTCTGTGAAGTTCTGGTTTGCTATCCCACCAATTAAGCACGTTATACCATTCGGTTTTAAGCCCTTGCATTATTCCACTCGCCATATCGTTCCATCTGTCTGCTGTAAAGTAAGGTGCTACATGGTTATTCCACCAGTTATATATGCCTGTGCCGCCCCACCAATTAGAAAAACTATTCCAACTGTTAGATAAGCTATTCTTAATATTTTCACCTAAGTTGCTCCATCTTTCTTTAGTAAAATATGGCAAGACATTATCATTCCACCAATTATATATGCCTGTGCCACTCCACCAATTATTGAACGAAGTCCAACTATCAGTTAAGCTGCCCTTTGCGTTATCTCCAAGAGATTGCCATTTTGCTTTTGTAAAATAAGGTGCTACGCTATTGTTCCACCAACCTACGATAGCTGTATTGCCCCACCAATTAGAAAAGCTATTCCAAGCATTGCTTAATGAAGTTTTAGCATTGTCGCCTAATTCTCCCCATTTTGCCTTAGTAAACCAAGGTTCAACGCTTGTAGTCCACCAATTTGCTATATCATCTTTATGCCCGAATGTGATTGTTTCTATCACTCCGTCAATAAAGCTAGGTAAATCTTCAAATGGTGCTTTTATAAGATATGCTAATTGGTCGAACATTGACATATCTATTTTCTCGCCTGTTAATTTTTCATTGAGCCAATTGCCTAAATTAAATCCAGCAATAGCGGCTACTATTCCACCTACTATTCCAGCACCTATAGTTAAGCCTATTTCTGTTGCTGTTCCTGCTCCTATAATAGTTCCTATATCTGTTGTAAGTAATCCACCTATTCCTGATATTATACTGCCTGTTCCAAATGATTTTAAAGCACCTTTAATACTTGTTCCTATTACTGTAACAAGTTTCTTTTTTAAAACACTTCCTAAGCCTGTAAATTTCAATGCCGCTATAGCCGTTATTAAGGTTGTTTCAATTGGCGCTGCCGTAAATGAACCACTCCATAATTCGATAGCTGCCTTAATGGCTTGCCATAACACACTGCCAAGGCTTGAAAATATTTCAAGCCAATTAAGTCCAGCTAAATACTCTCCTATATTATGTCCAATTGTATACCAAGGAACATCATCTATAGCCTTTGCAAACCAATTAAAAATTCCTGCCACAAGGTTAGATGTATCTTGCCCTGCTGCATAAAAATCCCCAATTGCAAAGTCTTTAAACATCTTCCTAACAGGTTCAAGTGCTTTCTCTATCTTATCAGCCCAAGCAACAGCGGAATTTTCCATATTTGCAAATGCTTTATTCCAAGCCGCTTCATATTCTGCCGCCGCCTTAGCAATATCATCTGTTAAGTCAATACTGCTACCACCGCCACCGCTTGAACCCTTGCTTGAGCTTGTATCGTCCTGCAATTTATTTATTTCATCAAATCCCATAAGGGATAATGTAGCTTTCTTAGCTGAATCAGCTACATCTTGGTAGCCGTCTGAAATATCTTCTAAGCCGTCTGATGTGTCTTTATATCCGCTTTGTCCGAAACTCTCAAAGTCAATCTTAACCCCCATTAAAGAAGCAAGGTTGACTAATAATCTTTTGATTGCAATAGTTGCTCCGTTTACTATCGGCATAACCTTTGAAAGAATTGGGATAAATAGCTGTCCTGCTACCATTCCTACCTCTTTCATATTGTTGCTGAACTGGCGTAACATATTTGATGGGCTGTTAATCGTGTATGCTAAATCACCCCAAGATACTTTTGATTGGTCTAATATCGCTAACACTCTTAACTGTTGTTTTTCCATCTGTGTCATTTCAGACACCGACTTCGAAATGCCTAAGTTATAGGCATATGTCGCTAATGTAGCATTAGTAATATCAATACCATATTTATACAACGCTCTCGATTGACCGATTAAACCACTTTGTAAGTTCTGTGCAACTGTTGAATAGTCCACATTAAAAAGTGAGCTTATATCGCCTGCAAGCATTGTCATTGACTTTGTTATAGCCGTTGTCGCTTCACCAGTCTGTCCTAATGAGTTAGTGACAGAAGCTAACTGTGAAGCGTACTGTGTTATCTCTTGTATGTTAAGCCCTAAGTTTTTTGCTCCACTTTCTTCAAGCAAGCCACCTTGAACATTAACTTTCAATCCAGATAACTTTCCAAGAGTATCATTTACTCTACTTTGAAAACTTTCTGCATATGCTGTTGCGTTATCATATCCGTACTTTTCGTAATCCTTATCCCATTCTGAACCAATTTTACCAAATGCAACTGCTTGATAGTTGAACGCTTCAATGTAATCTGTTGTTGATTTTATAGCTTCTATAAGTTTCTTACTGCCACGAATTACCATAAAATAAGTGGCATAAAACTTACCTATCGCACTTGCTAAGCTCCAACTACTTCTAGTTGCTGTTCTAACACTTGTAGAAACGCCATACAGCGACTTTTGAAGTGAGTTTGAAGAAGTACCCACCTTGCTACCTTGACTAGCAAGATTAGCCAATGCGTTAGTCATAGCAATAACATTACTACTTACATTAGGTGCTCTTGATAATGTGGTCATTAAGCCATTCAGCGCATTACCCAGTTTAGGGATATTCGCTGTGGCGTTTTCAATACTTTTACCGCCTAGCTTGCCAAGTGACTTGGCAAATTCTGTAACCTGTGTTGCGTTCTGTGGTATGGCTGATATGCCTGCAACCGTTTTTGTAACAGCTTCAAGTGATATAGCTGTATTAGCAAGTGCAGCTGAATCAACAGAGCTTATCTTTGTGATATTCTTAGCAAGCCTTGTGAAATCAGTTGTTTTTACATTCATATTCTGCATAGCAGAACTTAACTGATTAACACTATTTGCAAGGTTGCTTAATGATGAGCCATTCACAGTCGCAAGTGATGTAGATAGCCTTGTAAGCTGATTTATCAGTTTATCAACAGAATTAATAGCTTTAGTGGCAGTACCGGTAATTTTAACTTCTAAACTGTCTAATTCCACGATTTATACCTCCGGCTTATCATTTTTAGGGTGTGCTAAATCCCAGTTTGCTTTGCGTATTTTCATATTCAAAACAAACTCTTCTCTCTTTCTTTGTATTTCATCTTCGGTATTTTCTTTTTTGTTAATATCTCTATAAATAGGCTTGTTTGGGTATTCAAGCTCGCCCTTGCCCCAAGCACCACTCCTAACACCAATCTTGATTGCCGGAAGTATGTAACTACCTACTGCAAGCCATATATCCGAATCTATTCGTTGCCTTTCAAGTTTCTTGCCCTCTACAACAGCCCATAGTTTTTTAGGTGTCATTTTTAGAAAGTCTGAATAACTAACGCCTAGTGAACTGGCTAAGACAAAGTATTCTTCCCAGATTATTTTGTGGAAGTCTGCTTTTTCTTGTGGTCTTGTGGTACTACTGTTGGCTTCTTCTGCTCCTGTGTCGCTTCTTCCACATTGTCCGCCATTTCTTCTAACATCGCTGTTATTCCGCTCAACTCGAAAAAACCATCATCTTCCATCGCTTTCCTGATTTCTTCAAACAATGTTCTATATCCGTAACTCTTATCTGTCTTTCTCTTCTCTGTAATATATGCTCTAGTGAGTTCCTTTGCTTCATCCATTGTTACAGGATTGTTGTCAATACAACCTGCATAAATGGCTGTGACGCAAATTTCCGATACTTTTGATACAGCTTCGGCAAGAGCATCAAACGCAAGTTTTGCTGCTTCACTTTCACTCTTTGCTGTTTCGGCGGAAATCGTAGACAAACAAGAAGAGGTTATATATTCAAACATCTTCTGTACTATCTCTTTACATTCTGCTGCACCGAATGAGAACTCAACTTTGTATTCTTTTCCGTTTACATTAATATTCATCATAATTTTTACCCTTTCCCACCCTATCACCATATAGGGAAAGGTGCGGATTTTACACCGCACCTACCTTTTAAAATAATTATTCTGTTACATCATCAAGATATGATGTGTAGTCGGCTGTTTTGGCGTTTTCTACGCTATCCGACACAGCCTTTTTAGATTTAGTCGAATAGCTCATCATTCCCCCGATGTTGGGACAACTGCTGTATCTGTTCCTATCATATCCTCAATAATAAGGTTGATAGCCATTGTAAGGAGTCCGTTCTGCTCTTTACTTGTAATTGGTAACTTTGATGGTGGCTGTGCCACAAAGAACTCTGCATCTGTAATACCTGGTGTGATTTCCTGGAACCACATTCTCTTGCCGCCAGTCAATTCATTGTAAGCTGTGATAACATCTTTCCATTCCTTAATTGTTGCGTCCGTCTTGTTGACTGTAACCGCAACTGTATCTGTAACTGTATCTCTGCCTGCAATGTTTCTTGTCTGCTTATCCTCAAGTGCCGAAGCATCTATTGCTTCCGGTGTTACTGTAATCTCGTCAATAGAGTTAATTCTTGTAAGTAACTTAAATGATGTTGGCTTCGTGCCTGCTGTTGTTTCAACTCCATAAGAGAAAGTAACGCCCAGTGTACTTAATCCTGCTACTGCATCTGCCATTGTTTACCTCCTAAAAATTTGCAAAAAAATAAGAGCATTTCTGCTCTTCGTTACAATAATCTGTCATTTGCCGCTATCATTCGTCTGAATCTAGCGGTGCTCTTATGTACTTTATTGCTGATTGAGAACTCTGGCATTGATGTGCCTTGAAATCTCATTGTCTTGAATGTATCTGTAATTACTGCTATAACCTTGCGACAGTCAGACTTACTTGTGTTAGTGGTAACATCTACTTGAAATGTTGCTAACAATGCGTTAATTGTCTGTCCGTCAAGTGTTTGTCCTTGTTCAACTGCTGGCAGTAAATGAATGTATACTGTTGGGAATGCTGCTTGACCGCTGTTTTCCCCCTCATTTGTTATGACTATCTTCGGATATTTCTTTTTAAGCTGTGTTAGGGTTTTAGCCTTGACAAGTGCTGTGACTGTATTTTCAAGGTCTGTCGCCCAATCGTTTGCATTTGCCATTAACTAAACACCCTCCTTGCTACCTCAACATATTTCTGTATGATTTCCATATCAGCCTTATAAACAGGCATTTGTGCTTCTACGCCGTGTGTAAGAACTAAGGTTCCGTCATCGTCATAGTAACCCCACACTTTTTGTACGCCGTGATGTTCGCCGTATGAGCCTATAACCATACCATTAACAACGCCTTTGTCATGTGGGCTACTTCCAGCCGCTCCATTGTAGAATACACCAGCTCCGAACTCTATAAACATAAGTTCTTTGCCTTCTACAATTAATTTTGCTTCAACATATTCTCCTGCGGATTTCATTTCAACATAACTGTGATGGCTTGTATCTGAGCCGCTACGAACACCTTTTTCATCATATGTATAACTTGCTTTTGCCATATTTTCATCTATAACAGGTATTCCAACTTCTGCAAGTTCTTTGACAAGCTGTGAAGTCTTTTTTATAAGCCAATTCTTATACTGTTGTAGCTGTCTGATAGCTTCATTTACGGACTTTTCAGACAAGGATATATTAATTGTATGTCTTGCCATATTACACCGCCTTAGAGTAATTTTAAGTCCACAAAAACTTTAAATATTTTAGGTGACTGAATTGCAAACCAATCAATAGTTGTTTCATCGTGTCCAAATTGTTCTATATGTTGCCAATTACACTGTAATCCGCTTTCAGATAGAAAGGCGTGTATTATTTCGTGTCTTAATTGTTTCTTCTGCAATTCTAAAAAATTGCCCACTTTATTGCAGTTATCAGAACGAATTACTATTAACTTTGATGTATTGTCGCAAAAGCCGTCAATATCTTCATTATTAAGCTGTCTTAACTCAATAGCATATTCTGTCCCCAAAACATTAATCGTTGTGTCTTGCATAATTCACCTACTTTACTACCGCTTTAAGCATATACTTAGTTGAATACAATGCCGGCTTAATACCTACAATCGTGAAGTCCGCTGATGTATCATCAACAAGTCCGTCAGATGTATGTGTAGGCTCGCTATCAAGCCAAATAAGGTCACCTTTTTTGAAAGGGAACTCATTCTTATCCGTCAGCAAAATAGCGTCAAAATCAGCGGTATCAAAGCCATATTCCTTACTCTGTGCTTCTCCACCGCTGAATGATATGTTTGCTTTAAAATCCACTGGCTCTGAAAAACCTGTTTTTTCTTCAAGGACTTTAGGTATCTTATTTCCCTCATCATCAAGATAAGGAATAAAGTTACCCTCTGTATCGGTATATCCCTCATATAAGATATTGCCGTCATCATCTCTTTCATAGATAATTACTGTCTGTCCTTGAAGTGAATACTTCATAGCCTGCTTATTAATGTCAAGCATATTACTTCACATCCTTACCAAATCGCTTCCATAATTCAGACAGCTTTTCCCATCCATACATTGAAACAAATGCTACAACAAATCCTGCCATAATTGCCGCAAGAATCATATACCACAGTATTGTCATCTGAATATACTGCATATAGGCAACAAGCGCCGCTACAGTAATACCGATTGACAGGACAAATACTACAATATCTGTAGGCACTTTATTGAATACTCCAATGCCCTTAATTACCTGCGTAATTACAGACACCATAAAAGCTAACGCCCCAATGATTGCTAACACGATTGTCATATTTGTGATTAATACCTGCATAATTTCCATTAGTCTTTACCTCCATTCTTTAAGTGAATTTCCTGTATTTCGTTATACATCTTAGTTACCATCCCATTACCGCCTAAAGCGTGATATGCGTTATACATCTCAACGAAATTATCATAGGCGTAAGATGGAATTTCACCTATTTTCATATACTTATCGTGATATTCGATAAGCTGTACTCGCAAAAGCAACATTGTGCCTTTACTATTGGCGTCTTTGTCCTTTTTCTGTTGTTTCAGAAGCCAAACTATATAGCCAAGTAATATCGGTAATACTACGGTATAAGTTTGTAATAAAAATTCTTTCATTTTATATCTCCTGCAAAATTAATAGGCACACCGCCCACCACCCTTAATGTGTGCCGCCTGCTACCATATTGGTAACGCACAATCTTCTATAAAACCTTAGCAAAAGGAAATACCCCAACAAATAAGCTGTCTCTATCTCTCCAAGTTCTGTTGACACCATTCTCATTGTAGCTTGCCATAAATGCTTCACCTGCCTGTGAATGGTCGTAGACAGCCAGATTAACGATAACGCTCTCAAACTTCTTTAAGTCCTCGGTTATCATTTCGTCTGTGTAGCTGTCAGGGTAATTTCTTCTTGTCTTTACATCTTCTGTAGCCTGTTTAATGAGTTGCTCGATTATCGGATTATCTTCTTTGTTATCGAACACTACCACATCAGATGTCGTATCATCATCATTTGTGACTGTATCAATATGAAATTGTTTAAGCCTAATTTTGACTTGCTCTAATGTGGTGTATTCCATAATTTAGCTCCTATAATCCTAATTTCTCAATTAACAGTTTCTTTAACTCTGCTCCTGTAAGTTCTTCTGCGTTGTCTATACCCTGTTCTGTGGCAAAAGCCTGTAAATCAGATGTAGACATACGATTAATGGTTGTCTTGCTGTAATCTAAAAAAGCCCCCTCTTCGGGAACTTCTTCGCCTGCGTTATACCATTTACCATTATGAATTACTATATATGGATATTTCATAGTTGCACCTCCTACTCTTCGCTATGAACCTCATATACGAATGTGCTATCCATATTTTCATATGATGGAAGTACAACTTCGGAAGCAAATGTTGACATCTTCATAGGTGGTCCGTACTCTGTCTTTGTAGCAACTGTGATACCTACACCATATACTGTTACATCTACATCGGCTACCTGTCTTGCAGTTCTTTCTTCCGGTGTAGTTCCGAACCAAGTATTACCAAGACTACCTTCTGGAAGAAGTGTAACCTTGTTATCTGGGTAGAAGTACTGCTCCTTGCCATCATCGTCAATATACATCTTATCGTAAAGCACGATAGTAAGCTTTGTTCTCTTCTGTACTACTGAAATAACAGTATCATCATCGACCTCGATAGTTGCTGTGAGGTTCTGTGCAAGGATTGAGTTTCTTATCTGCGCATTATCAAGCAAATACTGGAATGTATTGCTGTTCATAAGTGCGTATCTGGCAATCTTGCCCTGCTTCTGTAACTTCTTTCTTGCGTTGTTAAGGTCTGTAAGTGGCTTTGAATTAGCTGTATCACTCCACATACTTGTGCCAGAAAGTTTTGCGTAATGGTCTTTTGCGTATGAGCCGTCTTTGTCGTAATCATAAGCATACTGAACGCCGTCACTCACGATAGCAATTACTGGATGTCCTGCATTTGTTGCAAGAAGTGACATTCTCATTCTTTCTGGTACAACTTCTGCACCGCTTACAAGGTTGTTAGTATCGTCATATACGCTTGATAAAGCACTTGCAAGGTAAGGGTCGTCTGCTGACTGAATACGCTCGATTTCAAGCATTTCCTCTTCACCGACTGTCATTCCCTCGCGGAAAAATGCCATCTGTGTTTTTTCCTTGCTTAATCCCTCTCTAGCTCTAAGTGTTGGAATTGTGTCAAAGTTAGATGGTGCAAGTGATACTGGAAGTCCTTTGTGTGTCTTAATCCAGCTTAAATCAAGCCCTTGTTTCTTTCTTTCCGGAAACCACTGTAAGCCAAGATGGGGTATCTGATTACTAGCGTTTTCTGTTGCCGATAATGCGATAGACTTACTGTCTAATACTTCATTAATTAACATCTGTTTACCTCCTGTTATTATTCAAATACAATCATTGGAAGAGCTGTCTTAACCGCCTCTTCATATGTAATGCCAGAATGTGCTTCTGCTACCTTTGTGTTAAGATATGCTTTCTTAAGCAGCACTCCCTGTGGTCTATCCTCTGTTACATCAAATCTTAAGATTCCGATTGCTGTTGCTGTATTATCAGCCACACCTGACTTGTTTACTGGTGTACCAGCCTTTACAATCTTCTTTCCATTAGCGTCCTTTTCTGTTACCGCTGAAAAATCAAGCGTTAATGGAATTGCTTCGTTAGGCTCTCTCTTTAAAATCTGAACATCTCCTGCGTATGAAGTCTTTTCATACTGCATATTCATTTCCTTTGCCATTTCTTACCTCCTGTTATTACTGAATGTAATGTGATAAAACGTCATTGTTCTTAGGTGCATTAGATATAAGGCTTTCTGCTATCTTTTCAGCGTTTGTCTTATTGTCTGCACCACCTTTATTACTGCCGCCACCCGGAATATCCTGATGTTTTGCAATCTCCTGTTCCTTAGCCTGTGCCGCAGCGGTTTCTTTTTCGGACATAATCTTGCCAAGTTCGGTGTAATCAAGGCTTCCATCATCTTTAACAACCGTCTTTGCCTGTTCAGCAGTAATCTTAAAATTAGTCATAGCTGCTTCCCTCTGGTCCCTGATAGCATTAGATTTCTGTAATTCTGCTATCTGCTGATTAGCTGTGTCTAATGCCTTATTTGCCTTTTCAAGCTCTGTCAGATTGCCAGCCTGTATTTCATCAAGCTGTTTCTGTAAGTCGTCTGCTGTGTCAGCCTTAGCCTTGTACTGCTTTGCCTTGTTTTTCTCCGTAGCAACTTCTGAATTGTTCTGATTAAGAAGATTTGTAATCTGTTCATCTGTTGCTTCTGGGAAAAGTTTTAATACATCTTCTCTTGTCATAATTACCTCCGTTAAACACACGCTTTTGTTACCGCAGGTCGCTCCTGCTGTGTCTTCTGCTATTTACCGCATAGCTGCAAAATGTATAAAATAAAAGCAGCTACCGATTATTCGATAACTGCCTTATTTTGCTGATTATTATTAAGTTGATTATTTTCTGACTGTTTTTTCATTTCTTCGTTTACCATATCTATTGTTTTATATAAAACATCAAAATATGGTTGTGACTGTAAAGATACTTTTTCCGCATCCCCCCATAATCCACACGTTGCAACCGCTATTCTTGGATTTATTCCTGCTTGTAGCATTTGTGCAAGTGCTTGCGTCTTTGTATAGAGATTATCTAACGGACTATGATTAATTTGTACGTCAAAATCTCTTGGCGATAGTTTTAAATTATTTCCTGCTAATCGCAATACATTCAAAGTTACTATCGCAAGCCTTTTCTCTGCGGATTTTACAATAGGGTCTTTTTGCTTTGCTCTGGTTTTTGAAAAATCCCATCCAGCTCTCAAAGATACCGCCCCCTGTGTATCGCCGCCAGAGTTTTGTGATTCTCTATTTGGTATCGCTAGGATAGCTTGAAGATTATCGAGCAAATCATCTTTAGCAACTTGGCATTGTGTCTGATTAAGCTCCTGTGTCATAATCTCAACGTCTGACTTGTTGTCTTTATTGATAGATTTAACTGTAAGGGCGTGGTTCATTTTCATTTTTTCAAATGTCTCTTCATCCACTTCGCAATTTACAAACTTAACCCAATACTCAACAAACTGCTGTATACTATCCATTCTGTTAGACTGCATGTTATTAATAGCGTCCAACATGCCTATAACAAGTTCAATATCGGATATCCTTTCGTGGTTATTAGGAAACTCAACAATAGGGATTTCGCCGTATGTATGTAGCTTTGCTTCAACTACCTTGCTATCAACAATTCTAAAAGACATAGTGTCGGAAAATGCCATTTTGTACCAATTTCCATCCTCGTCTTTAAGTTCTTGTACAGCAAGCATAGGTTCTTCTGTGCTTTCATTGTAAGCAATGTAAGTATTCATTGGTGTAGGTGCTACAATTCTGAATGGCACATCTCCATTTTTAGGCTGAACCGCTTTAAAAGATGTTCCTGCTGCCGATTGCCACTCTCCGGCTTTAATATCTTTCTCCTGCTTATTGGCATCCGCCATAAAATCATTGAGTATATCAACCGCCTTATTGATAGCTTTATCATCTTTGCGGCTAATAAACTGGATTGGCTCGCCATACGTCTGCCCTACCTTAAACTGAACAATTTCGTATGCGTGGTTCTCAACAATCTTGTTTGTAATATCTTCATTAGTTAGCTTATGCCTGTACAATATTGGTTGGTCGCCCTTGTAGTAATGCCACAGATACTTTATAACTGGTTTATTCCAATTAAATATACCTATAGTACTTCCAATAACCTTAATAACATTATCACTTGTTATCCTGTCTACATTTGTATATGCAATTTTACGTCCATAACAGCCTCTAACAAGGTCTTGAAAATACATTGTGTTCATATCTTGCTCCTAATAAAATGTCATACCGCTTGAACTTCTGCTGTCCGGTATTTCTTTAATTTGAAAATTATCATCATCGTTAGGCACATACCATATCCATTTACGACAATGTTTACACGCCAGCTTATGTGTTCGTGGGTCTTTGCTGTCTGCCTTAGTCAAAAACTTGTGGCAGTTCGGACACATAATTGACTTGTCTTTGTTTGTATAAAAAATCATATTGTTACCTCGTTACATAGTAAAAGCACCGTCATAATTAAATGACGATGCTTTTCGATAAGGATTATACATGTTTATGAAATTTGCTTTGCTCATTGTAATAATACATAATTTTTTCGTCACAATCGTAACATCTTTTAATTTTTTTCAATAAATCTTTGAAAAGCCATTTTTACGCTACTTTCTGTGTTGCCACCTATGATATGTGCTATCTGAATCCAAGTCTTATTTTCTAAAAATCTAAGATTGATTATTCTTCTCATTCTACTATCGTCAACACTTGCAATAAATTCTTCAATCTCATTGGTTTTTTCTAATAAATCATCTTCAAGCAACTGCAATGTGGCTTTTCTGGCATAAAGAAGTGTTTTCTTTCTGCTGTACTCTGGGAATGGTATGCCCTCAATCTTAAAATGCTGTTTGCCGCCATCGCCGCCGCTAACAGAATCTATAACCATTTCTCCGGCTTCAATTTTGCTTATATCTTTTTCAAGTCGTTCTATCTTTAGTCTTACTTCTTTTACTTCTTCCTGTAAGTCTGAATACTGTGATAAAACTTCCTTTGTTACCATAATGTCAATACCTCCTAAATGGATTTATAGCAGCTTCAACTTTAGCTGTTCTATTGCCCTGTGTTATTCTTAATGCAAAGTTCGAGAAAACATCTGGAACATCATCTAATTGTTTCTTACCTGATACTGAATACTGCTTTAATAGTGACATCATTACTCCATATGGCTCATTAGGCTTATAAAGTGAGGGGTCTTTAAAAATAATGTGCTGCAATATCCAGTTAGAACATTGAAATATCCTTGCTTCCTTATTCGTTTCGGTCGGTGTATCAGTGATGTTGCATATCCAGCCAACGCTCTCAACTCTTTTATTGACTTCCATTGCTACTCTATCACCGCCAGCATTACGTTCAAATTCGCACTCTTGTACTTTATTATTCACAAGTACTCCTGCAGCATTTCTGTATTGTTCTTCGTAATCTGCTGTGTTATCACATACGCAATCAATGCAGTAATAATCTTCTCCGTATTTCTGTAATACCGGCAATACAAAATAATCTGTGCCTTTGCCTTTAGTATCGCATTGCCCTGTAACAATCTCCGGTTCTCCGTGTGGCAGATTAAGGTATCTGCGGATTTTATCATCTGGGAATAATAACCCCTCACGTTCGATAGGCTCTTGTTTATACAAACATCTATAAGATATTTCGTCCATGAGTAATTGTTGGTCAGCAAAAAACTCTTTCGTAAATCCGCTGTACTCATAATCAAAATTACTCTCGCCTGTCGCTGGGTCTACATCTGGCACAGCAATAGTCTTAACTCTTTTATTCCCTGCGTACATATTCTGTATTCTTCCGATAACGTCATGCACACTCCAACGCGTAGCAATGTGTATCTCTTTACAATTATGTCCGTCTGTATCTTGGATTTTTCTTTGTCTGGCGTCTACCGCATATTTATCCCACAGCTTATCAAGTACCATAGGGTTAAGTGCTTCTTCAATGCCACCTATCATATCATCTACAAGCAAAAATTTACTTGCACGAACTTTACCGGCATTCTTACTTCCTACAGATGTACATTGCACAGATGGAAATGGCTTATATTTACCTATGTTGAACTGCTCCAACTTTGCGTTAGTGCTTGTAACTGTCAAATTAGGAAAGATTTCGTTCCACGCATATTCATCAGCATTTGTAACAATATCGTATACACCATCGTAATACATTCGTGTAATGTCGCCAGAATGGGAGTAAAAAAGGCAAAAATCATTAGGAAACCAGCCAGCCACTAAAGCGTTAAACATCTTTTCGATAGTTGTTTTGCCTGCTCCTGGTATCAACGACACGCACAATATATCGTATTTATCATCAATCATACCCTGCAAAGCTTCTATTAGCCCCATTCTTAAGAATTGTTTGCGGCGTGGCATATAGAAACGCTCTTTAGGTTCTCTTTTCTTTTCAAGATACATAAATGCGCTATCTACTATTTTGCTTTGAGCTTCAAGCAGCAGCACATCATAGTATTTATCAAGCAAGCCAAAGGAACTTTTATTGTTAAAGACAAACTTCTCTATTTCCCACATAGATAGCCCTATATCACGCATACAAGCCTTTTCTATGAGTTCTTTTGTCCTGGCCGTACATTTTAACATTGTGTCAATTTCGCCCTCGTTCTTGGCAAGCTGGCACACGTTGTAGTAGGTTTCTATGATATTTTCATCTATTCCATTTTGGGATATGTATTTTTCGCAATCATCTATCAGTTGATTTAATTCAGAATTCAAGAAAAGCACCTCCACTTTTCAGCAAAGGTGCTTATAGACCTCTGCCTATAACTGTTTTAGGGTAGCGACTACAACCAATCTGTAGCCGGCAATATTTTTATTAGAATGTCAGCATTGCATCACAGCAAGTCGGATGCAATCTATTCAAAAGTGCATTATAATCATCAATTACATACCGTGCTGGAATCATATATGTTTTAATGCCATATTTTTCCGCTGTTTCTCTTTCAATGCTACAGCCGTTCCAATCATAACTCTCACATATTCCAATGAATACATCAGCCTGTGCCAGCTTCTTAAGGCTCTCGCCTAAATACCACACAGCTTCTTTACTGTCTTTAGGTGGGTTATCCTCAATGTAGCTGTCGATAAGCTCTAATTCTTCGCCCTCGTATATTTCAGCAATTTTTTTCATCTTCTGAATACTAGCTTTGATTTCTTCCTCTGTTCTGCCTTTCATAGGCACACTTACAAATAACTGTTTCATAGGTTCTATCTCCTTTTATATGTTTTATCAACCTTTATCTTTCTAAGGTCAGCAACTACGATTAGTCCGTAGTCGGTAATTGTTTTTATTCGCACTCTGAAAGTCTGTCTTTTATAAACTGCTCCAATACACTAAAGCCTTTTGGCTTTTCAATTCCTTTTCTTGCAAGTTCTGCAACTATTGTTTCCATTTCTTCTTTTACTCCTTGATAGGCAATTTTCATTCCTAATTTTATTTCGTTCATTTGAT